GTCAGCCTTGAGGAACTTCGGGATGGATACCAGCGACAGTCGGATTACACCCGTAAGACGCAGGAACTGGCATCCGAACGCAAAAGGTTGCAGCAAGCCGAAGCGATAGTCACTTCGTTGGAATCGGACCCGGAAGGGACGATGTCAGCGTTGGCGGATGCGTTCGGGGTTTCGACTAGGCAGGCGCCCAAGGCGGCTGAGGTTGATCCCTACGGTGCGGCATGGGGTGATGAAACCCCTGACCCTACCGAAGATCGTATTCGTGGACTGGAGCAGAAGTTGGCGGCACAGGACCGCGTTCACAGACGACAACAGGTAGAGAAGCAAGTCGAAAACTTGAAAGGGCAGTACGGCGATTTCGACGCTCAGGATCTTTTCCAACATGCGTTAGCCAACAAGATTACGAATCTTGAGGCGGCATTGACACATATGCGTTATGACGATGTGTCGCGGCGGGCGCAGAAGTTGGAGAAAGAGCAGGAGCGTACGGAGGCGAAACGGGATGCGAGTGTGGTGACCCCTTCGGGGTCGAAGCAAGCGGGTTCCTCTCAGGCTGCTCCAGCAAAGGTTTCTTCCATCCGTGAGGCGTTTGAAAGCGCCAAGCGGGAACTTGCTTCGTAACAGAAAAGCGAGGTGACAGACCATGGCGGGTAACGCTGATTTTGACGAGATTCTGTCTACCACCCTTAAAAACTATGTCCCGAAACTTACTGACAACATCTTCTCGGCTAGGCCTTTGTTCTATGCCCTGACGAACGGTCAGACGATTCGGCGCATTTCGGGTGGTGCGAATATCGTAGTCCCAATCATTTATGGGACAAACTCAACTGCTGGTTCATACAGCGGCACAGATACTATTTCCGTGACGGCTCAGACAGGCATTTCGGCCGCTGAGTATTCATGGGGCCAGTACGCTGCCACCGTTACCATCAGCGGTATTGAGGAAGCCAAGAATAACGGTGAGGCACAGATCATTGATCTGCTGGAAGGCAAGATTTTCCAGACGCAGGAATCCGTTATCGAAAACATGAACACCATGTTCTGGGCTGACGGCTCAGGCAACGGTGGCAAGGATTGGGAGGGCATTCAGAGCCTTGTTTCTGGAAGCACCGTGGGTGGTATCAACCCCGGCGCTGCTGGCAACTCGTTCTGGGGACCAACCCAGACCAACCTTGGCGGCGTGCTTACGCAGGCTGGCATGGCTTCCATGTACAACACCATTTCGGTTGGCAACGACCAGCCGACAATCATCATGGGCCGTAGGCAGAGTTACGAAGCCTATGAGGCATTGCTGGTTGACCAGATCCGTTACACGGATACCGACATGGCTGATGGCGGGTTCCAGAACCTGCTGTTCAAGGGCGCACCCATCACGTTTGATGATTCGTGCCCTGCCAACGAAATGTACTTCCTCAACACGAAGTACCTCCAGTTGGTGGCCCATAGTGATGTCTGGTTCAAGCCGACGCCGTTCGTGCGTCCAACGAATCAGGACGCTGTGTTCTCACAGTTGCTTTGCTATGGCCAGTTGACCGTCAGCAACCGCGCCCGTCAGGGACGTTTGCACGGCATCACCAACGGCTAGTCGGCTGCCGCTACGGGAGGTATCATGGCACGGGGTTTCGCATACGCATACAAACAGGGTCAGCGCCCTGCAGGTGAACCTGCGGGAAACTATAAGACGCTCAACCCCGCAAGCCCCCCCATTGGGCAGGGCAGGCGTGTGCAACGCGTGAACCCCACCCCCACCCATGAACCTCCCGTGGCGGCGCCTTCTCCGATCTGTGTCGTCACCACTAAGAACGGAAACCCCTGCAAGGGGCGCCCGATCGGGGACACAGACACCTGCGTTTTCCACACGACGTAAGGCCGTTTTGTGCAACTAAGCGAAATGCGTGACTATGTCCGCAACGTAGTTGACATCGATTCAACAGACATTTCTGACTCCGTCCTGAATACGTTCATCAGGGAGGGCTACAACCTCGTTGTATATTCGGAAAAACGGTGGCCGTTCTACGAGGTGGGTGTAACCTTCGACACCGTTGCTTCCACAAAGGACTATTCGTTAGCCGATGTGGGATCGAATGCGTCCACAGGCGTTCAACTCGTCCACGACGCAGTAACGTTCTCCGGGGCTTCCGCCCCGAAAACGCCGGGGATACGGGAAGTAGCGGCCCTGCGAACCGACGACCATGTGTTGGAGTTTATTGGACGAGACGCTGGCGACATCGTCTACCCGCTCAACGCCAACACGACGGGTGACCCGTGGTACTGGTCCATGTGGGGAAATCAGGGCGGCGCGTTACAGATCAGACTGTACCCCACCCCTTCGGAAGCAATCACTGTTTACGCCCGCGGATACCGTAACGCCATCGATTTCGGCGGCAACTCTGCCATCTATCGCGCTGGTATAGCGGACGCAGACACCCCCGATTGGCCCAATCCTTTCGACAACGTTCTTACGTTGTATGTGACATATCGGGCATATCAGCAGCAGGAAGACTCCGGAATGGGCAACCAATACTTTGCCCTGTTCCAAGGAGAACTGGAAAACTTGCGGGCACGGTTTGAAGACTCGCCTGCCCCACAACCACTGCTGCTCAATTCGAACAACGCTTCACGTTGGCGGTCACAAACGTTCCTGCCTGCCCGTCTACGCTATTCGTGGGAGTAGCGGTGGCTTTCACCCTCCCCGCCGCTGGTTTTAGAAACACGGGGTACGCTGAACCGTACCGTTACGACGAACGTGCCGATTTTACGGGCGGTTTGAACCTCAGGGCAGACCAGTTCAATCTGGCCCCAAGCGAGTCCCCGGCGTTGCTGAACGTGGACGTTGATCCGCGTGGCGGCGTGTCGCGCCGCAACGCCATTGACGCTTTGAACGGGACTGCTTTAGCCGATCAGATTTACGGCATCTACCAGCATTCTGACGCTTCCGTTAACCAGATTTTGGCTTCCGTTAAAGACAGCGGCAACTCCAAGTTGTACTGGAACAACGGGGCATCGGGGAACTTTGGGGGCACGGCGGTCGCCTCGGCGGCTGGGACGGTCGTATTCGCTGGGGTTCAGCCTCCAGCCAGTGTCACGTTCAACGAATACACTTACCTTTCCAACGGGAGCCTGCTGAGTAGCGAAGGCACCAAGTCGGCGGTCAGATGGTCTGGATCGAACAATGCGACCACGTTGACGCCGGACATTGACGCTTCGGACGGCCACTTTCCAGCGGCACGCTATCTTGCCACATGGGGACAGTTCGTGTGGGTGGCCTACACAACGGAGTCGGGGACGGCATACAAAAACCGTGTCAGGTTTTCTGAGGTGAACGATGCGGAGAACTGGACAGCCACCGACTTCATCGACATCGATATCGGCGAAGATGGCGACTTCATAACGGCCATTATCCCCGACGCTGATCGTCTACTGGTATTCAAGCAGAACAGCGTGTACGCCATCTACGGGTTCAGCAGGGACTCGTTTGAGGTTCGGAACATTACCCGTGCGGCAGGATGCCGCAACGGAACCAGCCCTATCGCTTCAACGGTGGGAATCTTTTTCTGGTATGCCGAAGACGGCGTCTACTTGTTGTCTTACGATGATTTGGCGTGGGCGTTTGAACGCCTCAAGCCTGCGTTGGATGACGGGTCGACGCTGACGTTGGGTACAGCCCCGTCTATGATGTGGTTTGATGAGAAACTGTGGCTGTCTGTGGACTATCAGTCGGGTGACAATCTGGCCGGGTCGGATCAGGCAAACAGGCGCAATACGTTTATGTGGGATCCGTCGTTGGGGCAGTCGGGCGCTTGGGCACGGTACGACATTAATGCCCGTTCTTTGTTGGCGTACCGTCCGACGGGTGCCGCTCATTTGGGGTTGGCTGTGACTTCGGTGGTGGATGCTACGGCGGCTTTTACCCGTGTTTCCAAAGTGGACGTTGACGAAGACGTTGACGATTATGACGGGACGACAGGTACGGAGATCCAGTCGTTCTATCAGACGGGCTGGTTTATTGGTAATCGACCCACGTTTACTAAGCGTTGGGGTAAGACGCGCACGGTCATGTTGGCGGACAACACGTTGACTGTCCGTATGGGCATCTATAAGGATTACGATTTGAGTACGGAGGCGGTGTCGCAGAGCCAATCTATCGTTGGTGTGACGACTACGGCACTGTGGGATACGGCCAAGTGGGATGTGGATGAGTGGGCTGCGGGGGGCACATCGAACATTTACAAGTTCTTCCGTTGGCCGACGGCTGGGACAGCCAAGGCTATTAGTTTAAGGTTCAGTGTTTCTCCTGCCATTGGCAACCGAGGGACATGGGGCCTAACTTCCGCTGTGGCTATGTACAGGACAAGGAGAATCCGTTAATGGCTGCTTTGAACGTCACGAATTCGTTCAGTGCTGGCACATCGATTGTGGCGTCCCAGATGAACACTAACTTCACGGATGTTGTTTCGTGGGCTACTGGGACACCGTTTCTTTCTGCGTCGGGTTCGTTGACGACCGTTCAGGGCACGTTGTCTGTTTCGGAGTTGGCGACGTTTGCTGCTGGTATCAAGATCGACGGGTCGAATCCTGTTATCAAGTTTGAGGGTTCAACCGCTAACGCATACGAGACTGACATCAATGTTACTGATCCGACTGCGGATCGGACGATTACTCTCCCTGATGCTACGGGAACTGTCTCCCTTCAGGGCGACGGCAACGCCAACGATATTCTATCCAACACTGTCTTCAATTAAGGAAAGATAATGGCAACATACTCAAAGGTCAAACTGTCTGGTGGCACGACAGGCAAGAACATCAAGGTTGTACCCACCGCCACGGCAGGAACAACCATCCATACCGCTGTCGCAGGCACATCTGATCTGGACGAAGTATGGCTGTACGCCTGCAACACCGATTCGACGGACAGGAAACTAACCATCGAATACGGCGGCGTTACTTCACCCGACGATCTGACAGAGGTCACCATTGCTGCTGAGGCAGGGTGGGTGCTTGTGTGTCCGGGTCTGCTGTTGCAGAACGGTCTTGTCATCAAGGCGTTTGCCGCTGCGGCGAATGTGGTGATGATAAACGGGTACGTCAACCGTATTACTGCCTGATAAATGTTTCGTCAGGATCGCACCAACCCGTCTACCGCTGTTTCCAACTGGCGGGGGAACAGGAGTACGCCTAAGGCGTGGCCTTCGACGGCTACGTCTACCTGGCTGAATGGCGGCCTGTTCGGTGCTGCTGGTTTGACGGCGTTTGGTGGGATCATCACCCAGTACGTCGACTCGGGGACCACCTACAGGGTTCATACGTTCCGTGGTTCAGGCAAGTTCTATGTTGCCAGCGGTGCGGCTGATGTGGAGTATCTCGTAGTCGCAGGCGGGGGTGCTGGCGGTGGCAAGACCGCTACTGCGTATGGGATGGCTGGCGGTGGGGGTGCTGGATCAACCGTGACGAGCGGGGCGTTCGCTGTGAGTGCTGGGACGTACACGATTGTCGTCGGGACAGGCGGTGCAGCAGCCAGCGCAGCGAATGGCGGCTCTGGCACCGATTCAACGGCTTTCGGCGCTACAGGTGACGGTGGTGGCGGTGGCGGCGGTGGAGGCACCGTCGGAGGCACCGTCCCAGCGGGTGGTTCAGGTGGTGGCGGTGGCACCGTGTCAGGCGGTTCGACTGGCGGTCTGGCATCGGGTGTAGGCACAGGAAACGCTGGCGGTGACGGTTCCGAAAATGATGCTAGCACCCGTGCAGGCGGCGGCGGTGGCGGCGCGGGTGCCGCTGGACAAGACGCCCAAGCGAGGGGTGCCGCTCACGGTGGCGAAGGCGGTAACGGGGCCACCTACATCGGGATCGGGAACTCGTCAGGTCACACGACCGCTGTTTACGCTGGTGGCGGCGGCGCTGCAGGGGGTACTTGGGCAGCGGGAGGTACGGGTGGAGGTGGTACTGGTTCGGCTGGGTTGCCGACTGGCGGTGTCGTAAACTCGGGTTCAGGCGGCGGCGGCAATGGTTCTGACTCAGGCGTCGTGGCAACGGGCAAGGACGGTGCTGCGGGCATTGTCATCATCAGATACGCGGTCGCATAATGGCTGACCCCGCATACATCGTTGATGGTGTTCTCACTGACGGTGAGGCATGGGTCGGCCTCGGCACGACGACACTCGGGTCGGATACGGCCACGATCACGTTCACCTCAACCGACGACGGGCAGGTCGGGGACTTCTCCCAATACATGGATTTGATGGTCGTCTGGTATGCCCGCAGCGCAAAAGCGGCTACGGGCGAGGGCTATCTAGGTATGCGGTACAACAACAACTCTGGTGCCATTTACGGGCAGCAGTTCCTCACAGGAGATGGCAGCAGCGCCAGTGCAGGGGAGTCGTCTGGGCCGACCTACACGTTCCTTGGTTTCATTCCGAACAACAATGTGACGGCAAACATTTTCGCATCGGGGGTGTGCAGCATCTTCGACATCAACAGTGGCAAATACACATCGTCCATAGCCCAACTTGCGGAGGACATGGACGGTTCGGGTCGGGTTCGGTTGGAGGCTGTTACTTGGAGGAATCAGGCGCCGATCTCAGAGATCGACGTATTTGAGGTTTACGGGGAGAACATGCTGGCTGGCAGTCAGGTTTCCCTGTTCGGGATCTTGCCAAGGATGGTGGCCTGATGGCTGTGATCGAAGCAATCTCCACAACGTATTTGGAGGCTGATGCTGCGACGGTGACGTTCTCGTCTATTCCTGCGACGTATGAGCATCTGCAACTGCGATGCTCCATCAGAACATCAGCCAGCAACCGCGCTTCCGTCACCCTTGTATTCAATGGCGATACAGGTACCAACTACACCAGTCACCGAATATTGGGGGCTGCTAGTTCGGTATCGGCAGGCGGTTGGAGCGGTTTGGCGGGTCTTATGGGTGTGGAAGGTACGGGTGGAGATTCAACAGCCGCCGACTATGGCGTTGTCGTAGCCGACATCTTGGACTATGCCAACACGAACAAGAACACAACTTGCCAGTTTATTTCGGGAGCCAAGATCGCTACTGGTGCCGATTTATTTGTCCACTCTGGTTTGTGGGATGCCACCGCTGCGGTTCACACCATCACGCTTGACGGTTCTTACAACTCGCTGCGTGGTTCTGAGTTCACCCTCTACGGATTGAATAGTTCCTGATGGCTGCTTTCACTGTTATCGACCACGAAGAACTCACTGGCGCAGCAGCGTCATGGACTTCGGCAACCATCCCGTCGTCCTACGACCACCTGTATTTGACCATCTCGGCCCGCTCCTCGCTGGGTACAAGCAACTGGTACGACTATGTGGATGTCCAGTTCAACGGC